TCGACCAGGTGCTGGCATGCGATCCATCGTAGAGGTCACCCAGCCCAACCTCGACAAGCAGCTGACGACGCTGGCGCGCGTCAAGCGCGAGCTCAACATCAGAGGCGAGGACGCCGAGCGCGACACGACCTTGAACGAGAAGATCGACGAGGCGTCCGATGACATCGAGGCCGCGCTCGGCTTTCACGTCGGCCGCGAGACCGTCCGCGAGACGTTCTGGCACGATCAGCCGGAGCAGGGCATCGAGCGGCTGATCCTCGATCGCACGCCGGTCGCGGCGATCACCAGCGTCACCGTCGACGGCGTGCTGGTCGATCCCTCGCTCTACCGTCTCGATGCCGCCACCGGCGAGCTGTTCGCACTGACGTCGTCCGGCTTGCCCTTCGTCTGGTTGTTCTACAAGAGCGTCGTGATCGTCTATGCCGGCGGCTATATCCTGCCCGCTGAGAGCAGCAGCGACCTGCCGCCCGGCATCCAGGGCGCCTGCGTCGAGCTGATCTCGGATTACTGGGCGGCGAAGGGCCGCGATCCCTCGGTCAAGTCCGAGGAGGTGCCTGGCGTGCGCCGGGTCGACTACTGGATCGGGACTATTGGCGAGGCCGGCGAGCTGCCGCCGCGGGTGGTGATGAAGCTCGCGCCCTATCGGCGGGCGATCGCATGACGCCGCAGTCCTGCATCGACGCGCTCGATCGTGGTCTTGCCGAGGATGGCGAAGACGTCATCCTGCGCCGGCGGTTCGGCGAAGGCCCGGACGCGACCTATCAGCCCGTCACCTGCCGGGCGCGGGTGGATCGCCAGGGGGCGACGCAGAGCCCGGCCGGGATCCTGCTGGCGAAGTACTCGCTGATCATGTCGCCGACGCAGATCAACGCGGCTAGTTGGCCTGGGGCGCCGCTCGATGACCAGCCTGACGCCGATCCGCGGATTCCGCGCGAGAACGATATCGACGACCTGATCATCCGCGGCGAGCGGCCTCGCGTGATCACCATGTGCGACGCCAAGATCATCGACGGCGAGCTCGTGCGGATCAACCTGGAATGCATGGGGTAGGGGCGTGCTAACCGACCCGACGATCTCGCTGATCGAGGCGATCAAGGCGCGCCTGTTGAACGATGCCAATGTCAAGGCGCTGATCGACGATCGCATCTTTGATCGCATCCAGAGCAACCCGACCTTTCCGTATCTGTCAATCGGCGAGGTCCAGGTGCTTCCGGAGCTCGGCGAGGCGACCGACGCGGCGACGGCCCATGTGACGCTGCACAGCTGGGACCGTTTCAAGGGCTCTGACGCCATCAAGTCGATCGGCAAATATGTGATCGCCGCGCTGCACGACAAGGATCTCGCGCTGACCGACGGCGCCGTGCAATCGATGCTCCTGGAGAGCGCTCGCACGCTGCCGGATCCTGACGGATTGACCAAGCACGGGATCTATCAGTTCGCCGTGCTGACCGACGCCAATTCCTGAACGCCCTCACATCATCCCAAGGAGCCATCTGATGACCTCGTTGACCGCCGTCGTGAAAGCCTCCATCTCCGCCATCTTCAAGAAAACGCTCGACGGGCGCGATGCCGTCGACCGCATTCCCGAGTCGAGCGACATCGCGCTCGGCTACGGCACCGGCTACGGCAAGATCGACATTGATTTCATGGATGTCAGGACGCTGGCGGCTTCGACCAGCGAGAACCTCGATCTCGCGGGATCGCTGACGGATGCATTCGGCCAGACCATCACCGCCGCCAAGATCAAGGCGATCGAGATCGAGAATCCGGAGGCCTCGCTGTCCAACTTGACCGTCGGCGCCGCCGCGTCCAACACCTTTGTCGGCCCGTTTGCCGACGCGACCGACGCGATCGTGCTCAAGCCCGGTGACAAGACTGTCATAGTCAGCCGCACCGGCTGGACCGTGACGGCGTCGACCGGCGACATTCTGAAGGTCGCCAACGGCTCCGGCGGCTCGGTCAACTACACCATCAAGCTGCTTGGCGCGTCGGCATAAGCCGGCGCGGACCGCAATCGTTCATCGATCAGGAGCATTGGAATGACGCAGGCGCAGACGCTCAAATTCGGCCAGTTCCTGGTCACGATCGGGAACGGGGCCATTCCCGAAGTGTTCGCCGCGCCGTGCGGGCTGAACTCGCGCAGCTTCAACCGCACGGCCGCGGCCAACGAAACCAACGTGCCCGATTGCGATGCGCCGGATGATCCGTCGTGGCTGGAGCGCGACATTGTTTCGCTGTCCGCGACGATCTCCGGCGCCGGCGTCGTGGCCGACGAGGACTTCGACACCTGGAACAGTTGGTTCGAATCCGGCGCGACCAAGAACGTCAAGATCACTCTCGGCGCGCGCGTCTGGATCGGTCCCTACAAGTGCACCAAGCTGAACCTGAGCGGCCAGCGCGGCAGCCGCATGACGTTCGACGTCACGCTCGACAGCGACGGCGAGACCTCTCTGCAGTAGTTCGGATGGATCGCCGGGATGTCGACGATGTTTGCGCATCGCGCCGAGCCCAGCGACGACGACCAGGAGCGACCAATGGTTTCCAGCGCCGCCCAGGCAAGCCTTCGCAACTTCCGGCAAGCGAACATCGACTTGGTCAAGAAGGCCGGGCAGAACATGCACAAGGCGGTTCTGGCGCAGGCGGAGGAGCTCAAGGGCAACATCCGCAGCGCGATCGAGCACAGTGTCACGGGAACGCTCGCCAACAGCGTCCGGTCCTCAGACCGGACCGACTCGCGGGAGCTGCGCGTCACTGTTCTGGTCATGGCGGGCGGCCCGATGACGACCAAGAATGGCTTCGACTACGCGCTGGCCGAGGAGTTCGGGACCACCAAGGAGGAGCCGCGGCCGTTCTTCTATCATGTCGCCCGAGCCTATCGGCGAGGTGGCCTCGACGACTTCAGGGAAACGCTCGAGGAAACAATCAAGGAGAACCAGATCACGCGGCAGGTCATGCAAAACAGCAACTACACCATGGCCAAGGGGCAATACGGCGAGGTCGTGATTTCGACGGGACATCGCGGTGCGGTCACGGTGCAGACGACCCGCAATGGACAGCAGGTCGGGTAAGGAAGCTATCATGAGCGCCGACGGCGGCATCACCTTGATTTGGGGCGACGGCGAGCATCGCTTCCGGCTCGCGATCGGCCAGTTCCGCGAGCTGCAGGAGTGCGTGAACCTGCGTCGGCTCAAGATCGGCGCCCCCGTGGTCGGTCCGATGGCGCTGGCCAACGCGCTGCGCGTCAATGACGCCTGGCCCGACGATGTCAGGGACGTGCTGCGGCTTGGCCTGGTCGGCGGCGGCTTGGAGCCGAAGGAGGCGCACCGGCTGCTCAGGCACTATTTCGACGACGTCGACCGCTATCCGCCGCTCACGCATATGCGGCCCGCGTTCCTGATCCTCATCGCCGGCCTGACCGGGCCGGTCGATGCCACGCCGGACGATGACGCAAAAAAAAAGCCGATGGGGACGGAGATCCCGAATCCCCCATCGACTTCGGACGGATCTACGGCACCGGCGCAGCCCTAGGCTTCGCGCCCGACCAGGTCGACCGCTGCTCGTTCTGGCAGCTCAGTGTCTGTGTCGACGGTTTCAACAAGGCGAACGGCGCGGAAGAGAAGATCGAACCGCCGACCGACGCTGAATTCGACGCGCTCCTGGAAACCCTATGACCGATCTCGTCGTTCAGCTCGGCGCGCGCCTCGACCAGTTCGCGGCCGACATGAACAAGGCTGGTGACATGGCGGACGGCGCCGTCAGCCGGATCGAGGGGGCTTTCTCGAGCCTCAATCCCGGGCTCGGCGGCTTTGCTAGCCTCGGCGCCGTGCTTGCCGGCGCTGCTGGCTCTCTCGGTGCGCTGCTTGCCGGACTGAAGGCCGTTAATGCCGAGCTCGCCGAGATCGGCAAGCTCGCCGACTATGTCGGGGTCTCGACCGAGCGGCTGCAGCAGATCAAGTTCGGCGCGACGCAGGGCGGGGTGTCATCTTCGGCTGCGTCCGAGGATCTCAAGCGCGTCACGGACCTGCTCACGGACGCCAAGAACAACGAGAACTCGCTGACCAAGATCCTCGACGCCAACAACATCAAGTACAAGGATCGCAGCGGCGCGATCATGAACATGAACGGCTTCCTGAAGGCCGCGGCCGACCTGCTCGGCCGGTTCGATTCCATTCCGGAGAAGACCAAGGCGGCGCAGATGCTCGGGCTGTCCGCGGCTTGGGTCGATGCGCTCAAGGGTGGGCCAGCGGCATTCGAGGCGATCGCATCGAGCGCCAATGCCGCCGGCGTCGTCATCGATAGCCAGACCATCGCCAAGGCGCGCAACTTCGACGAGGCCTGGAAGAAGTCCAGTGATCAGCTTGGCTTGCAGTTCAAGGCCTCCATTGCCGACGTCGCGTCTTACCTTGACGATCTCGTCGATCGCGCCGCCAAGTTCATCGACGGAATGAACAAGGCCGGTAACATCAAGGCCGGGTCCGGGCAGGGCAGTTTCGATGTCGTCGCGGATTCTCTCGATATCCTCCGCAAGGATGCCGCTGGATTGCCGCAGGATTTCGAGCAGCTCAATCGCGTCATCGAGCACTACAAATCGTTGAGCGCCGAGAAACAGGATCCGGCGCTGCTCGCCGGCCTCGAGGAGCTGCGCGACAAGGCCAAGCAGGCGGCCGATGCGTTGCGCGGCACGCAGCTGCTGGCCTCGGCGATGAACTTTCCGGAGGGTGTCCCGACGCCCCAGGCGCGGCCCGCCGAGGCCAACGAGAAGAAGGGGACCGGTGTCCTGCCGTCGCGCAAGACCGAGAGCAACGCCCGGGATCAGTTCGAGATCACCGTCGACCAGATCACCAAGCGCACCGCAACGCTCAAGGCCGATACGGCCGCAGTGTTCCAGAACAATGCGGCGCAGGCCCAGTTCCGGGCCGAATTCCAGGAGCTGACCGCGATCATGCGCGACCACGGCGAGGTCACGCAGGAGCAGATCGACAAGTATGAGGCCCTGCGCAACAAGATGTCGGCGCAGCAGGCGCTGGAGCAGGCCGGCATCCAGTTGACCGGCGCGCACAAGGAGGCGTTCCTGGCGTCGTCGCAGGCGATCGCCCAGGCAACAGCCGCTTATGACAAGGCCTCGGAGAAGCTGCGCGGCCTCAACAGCGCCTCGAGCCAGATCGGTTCGGCGCTATCGTCCGCGTTCGCCGATGCCGTCGTCGAGGGCAAGAGTCTCAACGAGGTGCTCGGCAGCCTGCTCAAAACCCTGGAGAAGGCGGCGATCAACAGCGCGTTCGGCTCGCTGTTCAATGCGCCGGCATCT